ACACGCTCAATGACAATGTGCAATAAATCCTCACGCGCTGCGAATGTGCGACAGTAAGCCTTTATTGCTGATCGCAATTCCTTACTGTTATACAACTCCGTGATGATCTGTTCTCTGTTCACGGGCTGCAATTTACGCACATTCGCAAATCGTTTAGATATTATTTGTTGACATTAGTTAACACACATAAAAGAATCAATTACTCGCATCCGTTCCTGCGTTGCTTTGATGTGTATCTCAATCAATTCCATATTAATTTCGTCACCTATCTGTTTGCACAACTCGTACAACTTCCATAACTGGTTAATTTCATAACCAACAAAGCAGAGGCGAAGTTCAGGTGTGTCGGCTGCTGCGTACATATCCAACTTTGGAGACAAGTCAGCCATTAGCGTTCTGTATGCTTCCGCGTATCTAAGATCAGCCTTTGTATTGTGCCGGTTGTTATGTCTTCGCATTGCGTGAATAACCGTAGCGTGGTTACGGTTAACTATTTGCCCGATTGATACTAAGGACAACATCGTATGCTCTCGAAGTATGCCCATTACAAGTTGACGTACCAACACTATTTCGCCTAATCGCGTTTTGCCTTTGATTTGGTCGAATGTTAATCCGAACACGTTGTGTACCGATGCCTGTAATGCAGACATGAATTTCTGTGAATCTGTTGCTTTCATTTTTGTTTGGTTTTTGGTTAATAACATTAAAAAAATTCTGCAGGAAATACAACCGAGTTTCTAACTGTATTCCATTTTGCTCCCATGTCTGACAATTCTTTAAGTGATTTAACATCACCCCATTTATTGTCTTTTACGATTTGCTCAATCAGTTCATCTGTCAAATCTATTTCATTTTTACCGCTGTAAAAATCTTCAATTGTGTTCTTGTTCATTTTTGTTTAGTTTTAGTTGTTAAAATGGTAAATCGTTTGTTTTTGGTATAAAATCCGTGTTAGGTTGCAATGTATTACTAATGTATGTCTTTTTCGGATCAACGAACAAAGTATGCTCACCGTCCCAATTTAGGTCAACCGTGCCAGTTTCTCCGTTACGGTGCTTTGCAATTATAACCTCTGCCTTTCCTTCCGTGCTTTGTCCGTTCTCATCCTGCATTTCACCGTAGTATTCAGCGCGATGGATAAACATTACAATATCCGCATCCTGTTCGATTGCTCCTGATTCGCGTAGGTCGGAAAGCTGCGGACGTTTCTCACCGCGTGATTCTACCGCACGGCTCAACTGTGATAACGCTATCACCGGAACGTTGCAGTCTTTTGCCACGCGCTTCAACTCACGGCTAATTTCGCTGATGATCGCTTCACGGTTTCGGTTACGTCCGTTTGGCACGCTAACTAATTGCAGGTAGTCCACAATAATTAAACCGACACCGCCTTGCACGGCTTTTAACGCCTTGCTACGTAATTCCTGCCAGTCAATACCTGCTTTATCCTCGATCTGTAACTGATGGCATTCTATCACACCACGCGCCTGTTCCACTTTGCGTAGTTCGTCGGTAGTAAGACATCCGTTCTTGTAATTGTGCGAATTTACCAGCGATTCCATCACGATTAAACGCGTGGTAAGTTGCAGTGCGGACATCTCAAGGCTAAAGAACAATACAGGCCTGTTAGAATTACGGGCAAAGGCTAACGCTAACGCTGTCTTACCCATTGCAGGACGCGCAGCAAGTATCACAAGGTCTGACGGCTGCCATCCACCAAACACACGGTTCATATCAGTGAATCCTGTGCTGATTCCAGTAGGCAAGTTATGTTCACGGGCGTAAACTTTCTTAGCATATTCCTCGCGCTCTAACTTTACCACCTCCGCAACCGATACCACCTGTTTCCCTTTAGTGGTCTCCGACATTAGGAAGTCGTTTAACTGCTTAACATCATCGCGAATGTTAAATACGTCCACGCTGTCTGCATAGCTGCGATTAATCAACCGATCAGCCTGTTGTATAACCTCCCGACGCATCGCTAATTCCTGAATCTCTCTGCAATGCGCTTCAATATGAACATCACTACCAACACGGTTGCACAACTCGGAAACGGTCATAATGCCGACGATTTCCAGTTCGTTGGTTGCTTTCAGTTCTTTAGTCACTGTAACCATATCAACGGCTTCGCGCTTACGGAATAGTCGATCAATGGCTGCAAAGATGCGACGGTGTTTCTCGTGGTAAAATGTTTGCTCGTTAATGATTTCCATCACACGGGCAATGCTCTGCTCAAACAATACCATCGTGCCAAGCACCACGCGCTCCGTGTCTAAGTTGTATGGCGGTTTTCTGTCGTTCATTTGTTTTAGTTTGGTTTACAAAGTTAATGTTAATTACTCAAAATTAAACTTTTTGTACTGTTGTTTCGGTTTGGGTTTAAGTTCACCGTTCTTTTGCTTTACGCCAAGCCAATTAGTAAAATGTGATTTCAGATCGCGTTCCGTTTTATCCTCATCCTTTCCTTGCGAATGGCAATGTGATATAAACTCATCAACAAGCCTATTAAAGTCATCAGGACTGATCTTATAGGCTCGGATAACATTCTCATACCACAACGTCTGTTTCGGCAATTCTCGGACGTGTTCAACCTTATACTTTGGCTGAGGTTTGAACTGGTCGACATATCGTGGCGGTAAAATTTCAACATCATTTTCTTTTATATCTACTAATTCATTTTCAATTGCATTTTCAATTTCCATATGTGAATCATATGTTGTAGATATGTTTGTAGTAGATTTTTGTTTACTTCCTTTCCTATTTGTTCTACGTGATTCGCTGTAAGCCTTACGCTTAGTAATACTTTCAGCAACCCAATAGATTTGATAGCCACCGTCAACTTTCTGTAAAACCTGCATAACTTCTTCTTTCTCATCTGCATTTAATCGCTTCATAAAAAAATTTAGTTGCGTTTCTGAAATACATATGTTTCGCATATGTTCACACATGATTCTGTCATATGCTACTTGTGACTTTTCGGATAAGCATTGAGTGTCACGCAGGTAATCGCCAGGATAAAATAAAAAAGCAGGATCTTTCGCCATAATTAAAAAGTAAATCCCGTCGAAGTATTTAACACGACTGACAGTTGGGACAAATCGACCCTTCGCGTTAAGATACCCCAAACGGGATCATAAGAAATTGCTATCATTTTAATTTGTTTAAGTCTGTCAGGACTTGATGAGCAAATATACTACTTATTTCCTTTCTGCAAATCTTTTAGCAGTTTTTTTGCGTCCGACTTATTAACAAGGGCATACTCGTTGTACCTGCCCGATGTTCCGTACTTAGTTTTAAACTGAATAGGCGTTTTCTTGAATTTTAAGCCCATCTGTTCAAATTCAGGTACGCGGGTGGATAGTTTCATTGATCCAGTCAATTTGAACGCTGTGATAGCGGTTAAATGCTTGTTGTCGATGAACGCTTGAATCAATGCTGATTTTTGTGTTTTGGTTTTCATGATTATTTGGTTTTAGTGGTATCTGCAAGTTTATTGATTGAGTCGTAGTAGAATCCCTTTGGACGAATCTCTTTGCACTTTTGACAAGCTTCTTCTTTTGAAGCTCCAACCAATAGCAGCCTCATTTCGCAGTCAAGATACGGCAATAATTCTTTGTTGATCTTGTCAATAGAATCGCGTGTTCGTTCTGCTTTAATACGCTCTTCTGTTAATTTACGTTGTTCTTCTGTTTGACACGATGTCAAAACCATTGCACTTAAAATTAAGGCTGAATAGATTGTTGTTTTCATTTTGTTTTTGTTTTAGTTATTGGTTAATAATTCTATTGCTTCGTCCGATGTTCGTACAACGTAAACGGGAGCGCAGTTGACTTGCTGAAATCGCTCCTGACCGTCTCGCAGTTTGCCTGTCTTAGTTTTGACCTCCATCACAAACCACTTACCGCGATAAGACACAAGCAGGTCGGGAATGTCGCGTCCATTGATTTTGTTCACGGTTGCACCAATGGCTTCCATAGCCTTGACAATTTCTGCCTCATTCCCGTCGCGCTTGTATTTGTACTTCATTATCCGATCTTAAATTGTGTGATGTTTAATTTAGTCTTTAATTCCTGCAACTCTGCTTCGGCTTTGCGGATGGCTTCTTTGCCTAAATCGATGTCGGATTCAGGCACGATAAAAGATAGGTAATATAATCCGCATTCGTCATCAACACGTGGATCGAATGACACAAACATACCGCGATCAATGCCGTGAACGATACAACCTGCAACAATCTGCCAGTAATACTTTGGCATTTCCTTCTTTAAGTCCTCGACGCTTTCCATAAGGCAATAACGTAAATGCGTGGTTGTCTTTGGGCATTTGACCTCAAAAATACACGGTTCACCTGCATACGTTCCGACACGATCACACGTTGCACCAAATGTAGGCACTTCATCCCATTGCTGAAAATAGCTGCTATCTTCCAAAGTTACGGTAGGCACTAACTTCTCAAGCCATGTAAACGCACGGGATTCATTTTCTACACCGTGTGCGATGTCCGCGCTCTCGTAGAAATCCTCCTGACTTTCCCCAGTCAATCGCTCCGCTAATGTCTGCATCACATACGGACGTGGTCGCTTCTTTGGTGTGCAGATTAAGTCATACAAGTGACTTGCAGTCCATTTGCCTACACGGGCCTGATGCCATTCAAACGAATTTGCTTCTACTCTTGTGTCCATCGTGTGTTCTGTTTTAGTGGTTGTGATTGTACGTCTATTACTTCCTCGTAGGTTTGAATGCCCATGCTAATCTCAGGTGCAAATTGTCGCACAAAGAACGCTGCTGCACGATAGCGAAGCATTAGCTGTGGCATTGTTTTCCACTTGCTACCTGCCTTCGTTGCCCATCCTTCGTCCGTTGCCATCTTAACGCTTACCCAGATTCCGTGCTTTAATTCGCCTGTGCGCTTGTCCTCTGCATACGCTCGGCACGAACCACCGTCTTTGTCCGATTCCTCATAGCCAATAGTACCC